AGAAGAAAACTTTGAGACTCTCTCACTGCCTTTTCTATATCTCTAGGAATCATTCTCCCTCATCACATCACGATGCAAACCTTACTCTCTGCTGTCTACTCCATACGCGATGCCATATTTGGCAAAACGCTGTCCGAACCTCATGGCTTGAACGTCAACTTCCACTTCGATGGATACGTTACCGACGAAATCAAGACCTCAATCCCACCTCGGGTTGAAATGTGGTACTCTGACTACCAAAAGTTCCTCAACCCTATCATTAGGGCGAACTTCACTGGTGCTGAAGCTGACAAAATCATCAACGGCTACCACCACCCGGTGGCAACGATCCCGTTTATGGTCGAAAACCTCAAGAAAGGAGACCTCTCTGATCATCCTGTCCCACATGATGAACACTACCTCCGTGCCCGTAAAATGGCTGCTGATGCTTTCCGACCTCCGCGACCGATCCGACCCGTTCATTTCGCAGACTTGCGCTTTTACAACTGGAATTGGCACCCTAATGTTGAAGAACCTTACTACTCCAACAAGCGTGCTCAAGAATATGTCCAGGCTGCCCACACCTTAGGCCTCACTCCCGACGCCCGTATGTCATTCGGAAATCTCCGCGACTACGTATTTATGGACACCCGACACTATCTTCACCAGATCAAACGCAATGAAATCTCAAATCCCAAGACACTATGGCCCCTCATGAAAATACATGTCAAACCTGCGCTTACTGGAACCGACGAACAAAAGATTCGCGTCATTTATGGCGTGAGCAAACGTCACGTTCTACCGCAATGCATGTTCTTCTGGCCTTTGTTCAGACATTACATCGAGAACGACACTGACCCATTACTATGGGGCTTTGAAACGATCCTCGGCGGCATGATGAAACTCAACTCTCTCATGCATCGTCTGTACTTCCAAACATTCGTTACTGTTGACTGGTCTGGATTCGACCTTCGCTCACTTTTCTCTATACAACGAGAGATCTTCGACGACTGGCGAACCTACTTCGACTTCTCCAATGGCTACATTCCCACAGTTTGGTATCCTAACTCAACTGCTGACCCTATTCAGCTTGAACGTCTCTGGAATTGGCAACGCGACGCATGCTTTAACATGCCGTTCGTCATGCCCGACAAATCCGTATACCGGAGGCTCTTCCGCGCTATTCCGTCCGGACTGTTCGTGACTCAGTTCCTCGACTCGCACTACAACTACATCATGCTCTTGACCATCCTCTCTGCTATGGGCTTCGATATCACAATCGAACGCATCCGTATCTTAGTTCAAGGCGACGATAGTTTGAAGAACCTTATCTTCTTCATCCCTGCGAATCAACATGACAACTTCAAGGCCGAATTTCAACGCTTGGCTACCTATTACTTTGACCATGTTGCCCGTCCTGAGAAAACTGAAATCTACAACTCACCACAAGGTGTTACCGTCCTCGGTTACACTAACAACAACGGTTTCCCAACTCGCGATCCCATCAAATTGATGGCCCAACTATATCATCCACGACAAGTTGGTGAACGCTGGAAATCCGTACTGATGGCTAAATGTGCTGGCTTTGCATATGCTAGTGCCTACAACTATCCCAAGGTGACCGCCACTCTAAAGACTGTCTACTACAAATTGGCTGCAAAAGGCTTCTCCCCCGCTGCCTTACGCACTCAACGTGACATCGTCCTATTTGGCGAAGCTAAATTTCAGGTCCCTACCGATCACTTCCCTACAGCTGAAGAAGTTCAGCGACATCTACGTGTGCCTTATAAGCGCACAGAAGAAGACTCCGAGTCTTACTTTCCGATGAAGCACTTCCTCGACTTCGCGTGATCTCCCAGTTTCTCTTGACTGTAAAACACAAAAAAGAAAAAAAAAAAAAATTAC